GGGGTTTGGTAATATCTATCCCAATCAAAAGTTTGTAGACCGTTTTACAGGAATAGTAAATAGACAGCATGACCCTAAATCACAGCATTGATAATATCAAATGTCTTATTAGACTTTCTCATTTTACAAAACGAGAAGAAGACTATAATACATTTCATAATGCTTATCTATTTGGAATACAGTCTGTATGTGGTAAGATTCTTACGTTTCATGTAATGACAGACTATGGAATGCTTAGAAGTAGAGTTCCAATAGATCAGATATTCTTAAAGGAACCTACAGATGATATACCAGCTCATTTCAAACAACTCTGGGACTGCTTTTCAGAAAATGTATCTGTAATCACTTATGACTATTTATACGAGAAAAGATGTCAAGTGGTTCTTAGAGATGGAGTGAAAATATGGGCTACGTATTTATTTACAGTGGATTGGTATAGAAATAGCTATTCAGACGAGCCCTCAGACTATAAGTGTGGACATATACTAGTGGCTGATGATGGATATTTATTATGTCAACCAAATAACCGTATTTATTGGAAAGACTCTAATTGGGTGACAAAACCTTTTCCTATTAACCCTAAAGATATAAAGGTGGATGAAAACTTACTATCCGTAGAGACAGTGTCTGATAGATGGGTGAGTGACGATGGTAATTCATACTATTACGATTTAACAAAGAAAGACAATGATTAGATTATTTGATATACAGAACGGAAGAGTGGTAGCATCAGAACATTGCTACACTATGAAGTTCTTAAAAGATATAATGGACGAGTATCCAGATGATCATATTAAGGTATATACGTATTTATTCTACATGACGTGTCCAAATCCTGATCTTAACCCCTTCTTTCATTTTCCAGAAGAGGAAAAAGAGGAGGTAATACTACAGGAAATAGATGCTGAGTTTAGTACAGAAGATGATATGATTGTAAGAGCATTAAAGCTCTGTGACAAGATGTATCAGACAGAAACCTCACGTGCGTATTATGGTATTAAGAAAGCATTGGATAACATTGCTCGTTATATGTCCACTACACAGATTACAGATGGGCGTGATGGAAACATTGCGCAGATAGGACGTATTGCAAAAGACTTTGATGCGATTAGACAATCGTATAAAGGAGTGTATAAAGACTTAATGGAAGAACAACAATCTACCGTACGCGGTGGTCAAAACTTAGCATATGATCAATGATTTTGCAGAGAAAACATTTCTACCAGGATTGCTACTAATCCTGATATTAGTTGCTATCTTTGGAACTATAGATGTAATAAAACAACTAAGAAAGAAATGAAGGTGTATATATTAGTATTTTTTCTCCAGGTGTTATTTAACATTTTTAAGACAATGGAGATTAAATACACGTATGAAAACAAGGTGAGAGCGTTATTATTTAATTCTGTATGGATTAACCTCATATCAATTGCATCCGTATATTTTTCAATAGACAGTATGTTTAAAGGAAATTGGGGTGTAATGGTTGGGTATATAATCGGTAGTGTTTTAGGAAAATGGGTGGCAATGCGTCACTTTGAAAACTATAGAGATAAGGTTTATAAACTTTTAAATAAAAAGCAAAATGGAAGACAGAGAGTATCTTCATAATTGGATATTCCACTTTAACCCTTTTAAAGGAGTGTGGTACGCTATTCCTAGAGACAGTTATCTAGAGTATTGGAAAAACGCTAATGATTCTAAGATATTAAAGAGTTCAGAGATTAACACTATTCTAGAGATATTACATAAGGTGAAAGGAGATGTGTCTAAGATAAAGAGTATGCTTAAATAAATGGATTTAACGCATTACATATCAGTTCCTACATGGGAAAATGGCGAATGGTCTACGACTGACTTTGCATCTAGAGACGACTGGAAAGCTTTTGTAAGAAATTTATTTAAAGATGCAGGTCCAGATGAGGGTTATCATTTTGATGAAACCTCCCACATGTTTAACGAACAAGCTAGAAGATTTCAAAAAGAAGGATATTACTGCAATGCTCCAATACGAACAAAAGATTATATCAAATATTGGAATGATCAGAAAGATAAATGTAGAACTGGTGTCATTTATAAGAATGGTGATAGAATATGGTATCTCACTAGGGATTACTATATGTGGTTAAACTTTCTTCCCATCTATGATAAAGAAGAAGCTAGATTTGACTTTGCTAAGGTGAGAGATGCGCAGTATCACATGGCTTTATATGAATGTCTAGCGGAGCTTGAATATAAGCACTGTCCTATTCTAAAGAAACGTCAGATTGCATCTTCTTATTTTCATGCTGCAAAATTAATTAATGCGTATTGGTTTGAAGAGGGGGCAATTCTAAAGATTGGAGCAAGTCTTAAAGACTACATTTCTGAGAAGGGTACATGGAGAATGCTCAATGAGTATAAGAACTTCTTAAATGAGCATACAGCTTGGTATCGTCCTAATGATCCAGATAAGGTATTAGCATGGCAACAGCGTATTAAGGTGAGAATGAATGGACGTGACACCTATAAAGGATTATTTTCTGTATTACAAGGTACGTCGTTTGAAAAGGATGCAACTGCTGGTGTCGGTGGTCCCGTAACTTATTTCTTCCATGAGGAGGCTGGTATTGCACCTAAGATGGACCAGACGTATGAATATATGCGTCCTGCTATGCAATCAGGTATGATAACTACAGGAGTATTTATTGCTGCTGGTTCAGTGGGTGATTTGGATCAGTGTGACCCATTAAAACAATTTATTCTAAACCCGGATACGTATGATATGCTAGCGGTGGAAACATCGCTTATAGATTCTAAAGGAACAATAGGAAGAAGTGGGTTATTTATTCCTGAGCAATGGAGCATGCCTCCCTATATTGATCAGCATGGTAACTCACAGATTAAAGAAGCATTAGAAGCGATTAAGAAAGAACGTGAGCGTTGGAAGAAAGAACTTAATCCAGAGCAATATCAGCTACGTATATCTCAGAAACCTACCAATATCGAGGAAGCGTTTGCTTTTAGAAAAGAGTCTAAGTTTCCTCAGCATTTGGTTTCTAAGCAGGTGCAACGTATTGAGGATAAAGAATATGGATATGAGATCTTAGATGTAAGTAGGGATGAGCATGGAAAGATTATAGCTAAGGAAACTAATAAGCTTCCTATATCTGAATTTCCCATTTCTAAGAAGTCAGAAAATAAGGAGGGTGCAATTGTAGTGTGGGAGAGACCTGTTACAAACCCACAATTTGGGATGTATTATGCTTCAATTGACCCTGTAGGAGAAGGAAAGACTACTACGTCAGATTCGCTATGTTCTATATTTATTTATAAGAACCCTGTGGAGGTGACAAGAGAGGACAACTTTGGAGAACGTAAAACCTTTGTAGAACAAGATAGAATAGTAGCTAGCTGGTGTGGGAGATTTGACGATATTACTAAAACACACGAGCGTTTAGAGATAATGATTGAGTGGTACAACGCTTGGACAATAGTGGAGAATAACATCTCACTATTCATCCAATATATGATTTCTAGAAAGAAGCAGCGTTATCTTGTACCTAAAGATCAAATACTCTTTCTAAAGGACTTAGGATCAAATGCTAACGTTTTCCAAACCTACGGATGGAAGAATACAGGTACGTTATTTCGTCAGCATCTCTTATCCTATGGTATTCAATATCTTACAGAGGAAATAGACCAGGAAGTTGACGAAGCTGGAAACATCACTAAGATTACATATGGGGTTGAGCGTATTCCAGATTTAATGCTTCTTAAAGAAATGCAAGCATACCATGAAGGTTTAAACGTAGACCGTTTAGTAGCATTCTGTGCACTTGTAGCGTTTGCGAAGGTACAACAGTCTAATAGAGGATATCAGAAGCGATTTGAAGCTAACACAAATTTGGAAAAGTCGCAAAAAAGTCATAAATTAAAATTGAGTCCCTTTAGACATTTAGGAGGTTCAGGACCAAGTAGTTCTAACATGTCTAAACCCCGCTCACCATTTAAAAATTTGAGATAGGATGTACATCTACGAAAGCACTGCTACTATTCCTAGTGAGTATGTTTACGTATCATCAACCGGAGGTGTAGTATATTACACCATAACTAATTCATAATCATGCAGATACTAAACGCGTTAGATTTAAAATCAGGTAAGAAAGCTGAATATAATAAGCTGGGTACGATTACACAGCCTATTCAGTTTCTACCCCTATCTGCTAAGGATGACCAGTGGAGAGCGAATAATATGGACTGGTTAGAGTGGCAGGGGATAAAGCAGATTCGTCGTAATTCTCGTAAACTCCTTAAGAATTATAAACTTGCTAAAGGTATTATTGATCGTACAGACTATATTGTAGAAGAAGATAACGAATATGCAGACCTTATTGAAACCTTAACAAAGGAAGACCAAACAGCATTAGAGCTGAAATTCTATCCCATTATTCCTAACGTCATCAACTTGATGACTGGGGAATTTGCTAAGAGATCTGCAAAGGTGATGTTTAGAGCTGTAGATGACTACTCTTACAATGAGATGATGGAGCAAAAACGCGCTATGATTGAGAATGCGTTGCTTACAGAAGCTCAACAGAAGATGGTTATTAAGATGGTTGAGATGGGTATGGACCCAGAATCAGAAGAAGCTCAGCAAGCACTAAATCCTGAAAGTCTTAAATCACTTCCCGAGATAGAATCGTTCTTTAAAAAAGACTATCGTTCCATGGTAGAAGAATGGGCTATGCACCAGACTAAAGTGGACGAAGAGCGATTCAAGATGTTTGAACTAGAGAATATGGCGTTCCGTGACATGCTCATTACGGATCGTGAGTTCTGGCATTTCCGCATGATGGAAGATGATTACGAAGTGGAGCTTTGGAATCCCTTACTTACTTTCTATCACAAGAGCTCTGACGTGCGTTATGTATCGCAAGGTCAGTGGGTTGGAAAGTTTGACATTCTCACTGTTGCTGACGTTATAGATAAATATGGTTATCTGATGACCCAGGAGCAGTTAGAAAGTTTGGAAGCCATCTACCCAATACGCTCGGCTGGTCTTCCAATCCATGGGATGCAAAATGATGGATCTTTCTACGACGCAACACGTCCACATTCTTGGAATGTTGAAGGTCCTTCTCTCGCAATGCGTCAATACTTATCTGCGTATGAGAATATGCCCTATAATGGGGATATTGTGCAGTGGATCTTATCTGAGGGTGAAGACTTCTTGGATTATGGTCCAAACTACATGCTTCGTGTAGCTAGTATCTACTGGAAATCTCAGCGTAAGGTGGGTCATCTTACTAAAATTACAGAAGAAGGTGAGGTAATTCAAGATATCGTGGATGAGACATTCAAGGTTCTTGAAAAACCCATTTACAATACACGTGTAAGTACTAAGAAGACTAAGGAAAACTTAATTTTTGGTGAGCACGTAGACTGGATTTGGATTAATGAGGTGTGGGGTGGTGTTAAGATTGGACCTAATCGTCCCACATTCTGGGGAATGAATAATCCTAGCGGGTTTAGTCCTATTTACTTGAATGTAAATCGTCTTCCATTCCAGTTTAAAGGTGATAATTCACTTTATGGGTGCAAACTTCCTGTAGAAGGAAGTGTGTTCTCAGATCGCAATACGCGATCAGTGAGTCTGGTAGATCTTATGAAACCCTACCAGATTGGATATAACATAGTAAATAATCAGATCGCTGATATACTCGTCGATGAGCTAGGAACCGTAATCCTTCTAGACCAGAATGCTCTACCTCGTCACTCTATGGGAGAAGACTGGGGACGAAATAATCTGGCAAAGGCTTACGTAGCCATGAAGAATTTCCAGATGCTTGCTCTCGACACGTCTATCACTAATACAGAGAATGCTCTTAATTTCCAGCACTATCAGGTGTTGAATTTAGAGCAAACTCAACGTCTCTTGTCAAGGATTCAGCTTGCTAACTATTTTAAAGTGCAAGCGTTTGAATCTATTGGTGTTTCTGCTCAGCGTATGGGTACACCTGTAGCACAAGAGACTGCCACTGGAATACAGCAATCTGTAGCTGCATCTTATGCTCAAACTGAGCAGTATTTTACACAGCATTCAGACTATCTGATGCCACGTGTACATCAAATGCGTACAGATCTTGCACAGTATTATCAGTCTAGTAGACCTTCATTAAGATTACAATACCTTACAACTACGGAAGATAAAGTGAATTTTCAGATTAATGGAACGGATCTTTTACTTCGTGATCTTAATGTATTCTCTACAACAAAGAGCAATCATCGTTTTGTTCTAGAGCAACTTAAGCAGTTAGCGCTTACTAATAATACAGCAGGTGCTTCTATCTATGATCTTGGAAATATCATTAAGAGCGAGTCGGTTGCAGAACTTTCTCGTGTTCTTAAAACTGCTGAAGAGAAGCAAAATATTGCTCGTCAACAACAA